AGACAACACCGAGCAAGATATAGGATTCAACGTATTCGGTGAACTCGATACGGTTTCGCTTTTGGCTTTCGCAGGTACGGGCGATGCGTTCGTAAAGGTCTGGTATGACCAAGCATCGACAAACGACGCGACGCAGACGGTCACGGGTAACCAACCTCAAATCGTTTCAAGCGGTGCGGTGATAACGAGAGGCACAGAAAACAAACCTTCCGCTTTGTTTACGGGTTCAACGCAAATACTGCCAATTTCAACTAGCTTCAATAACAACACATATCTGTATGTCGGTCAGCCTTTAAACCGTTCGCAAGGGTTTGGCTCATTGGGTAAGTCAGTAAGAACTGACGGCATAATTGGTTACAGGAATGCTGGTTTTGAATGGGCAGGAGGGAATTTGTACGTATTGCACAACGGTACAATTTACGACGCAACGAGCGGCGGGGGTATCTCCGTCTCCCTTGGTTTCGATGTTGTGTTATTCCGTCGCGGTTCTGTGGGCACAAACCAACCCGACAGCATAGGTTTTGAAAATACACAATACATCAGCGAAATTATTTCGTACTCCACCCTAGAAAGCGACAGCAATCTTCTTGGAATTAGCAACAACGTGAACAGCTTCTACAACATCTACTAATGAACGGCTATATAATCGTACTACCTGAAGGCGTTTTGACAAGCGAGCAACGCGCGGAACGAATCAGCCGCGAACTCTACTGCGTGACCGCACCACTTGCAACCCAAGAACCCTATCAACACGATGGGAAGGTCTTCGGCATGGTGGAGCATCCAGACGGGGTGCAGTTCGCTTTACAAGTGGATACCGAGTACAACATACCAGTCAGCCCGTTGGCGACCCTAGAACGGCTCATTTCGCTCATGCCGGAACTCACGGAAATCGAAGTACGTGAACTGTCTTCCTACGTTCTCAACTCGCAATCGTTCCCGTTTGGGGCTATCGTTCCAAGTACGACGACGGTGAGGACGTACGAAGAAATGGTGGCGCTGGGTTGGTTCCCTGAAGAACCGGAAATGACCGAATAAAAAATGAGTAAATTGCACGCATGAAGGTTACACTACAAAAGCCACTGAACAAGTACGGATGGAAATGGCCAGCAGGCAAAACCGTTGACGTATCAAAAACATTCGCGGCAAAGTTGAAGAAGGGCGGTTATTTAGACCTGCCTGAACCGAAAGAGATTAAGAAAAAAACGACCCCTAAAATTCAAGAGTAATGGCCCAAACTACAGGCATAATCAATTCCAGCAGCATTCGCGTATTTACCGGCACAGTGTCCGGATCAGAAGTTGTTGTTGACAACGTAACAGAATGCAGCATTTCTATGTCCACGGATATGCGCGACATCACAACCAAAACAAGCGGCGGATGGCGTGAGTTGTTGCCCGGCCTAAAGTCGGCATCACTTTCTTTGTCCGGCTTATTTGCTGAGGTTACAACCAACGGATACAACCAACTAGCGCAGAACCAAATTGCTGGTGAACTCCTTTACATTGAATTTACAAATACAGGTGCTGGAGCAACTCCAAACACAGGTGACGAGCAGTTCACTGTGTCCGGATATATCACAAGCCTAGAGCAAACCGCAGGCGTTGAAGACAACGTGGGTTTTTCTTTGAGCGTTGAAGTAACCGGCACAGTTGCAAGAGCGGTGATTGCATAATATCTTCGCTGCATGGTAGAGATAAAACTTGACGGCAAAACATACCCACTTCGCGCGACTATTCGCGCATGGAGGAAGTTCGAAGAAGCAACTGGTAAAAAGGTTGCAGAGGTAGACAGCAACGATATTACAGCAATACCGGAACTGATTTATTACTTCGTCCAGGAGGGTTGCAAGTCGCAAGGCATGGCGTTCGAAATGGACGTGGATGATTTCTTTGGCATGATTGAAGTGAAAGATTTAAAAAACCTTTCGGTTGCTGTTGAAGCGCTGATGGGTAACGGCCAAAAAAAAGCGAAGGCGAAAGCAAAGCTTTGAGTTGGGATGAAATAGAGGAAATGGGGCTAGGTCAGTTGCGACTTAGCCCCGTTTTGCTTTACGACCTAACGTTTGCCGAATTCGGTAACGCTATGCGCGGACTGTACAAAGAAATCGAGGCACGCGAACGATCGGAATGGGAACGAACGCGGTGGCTTGCTTCCATCACGATCAACCCACATGTGAAGAAACGGATCACACCAAAAGACTTGGCGACGTTCCCATGGGAGGAAAAAGAAAAGGCCGCCGACGGTTTGAGTATCTTGCGTCAGATAGCAACTCCCGAATGACATGGCAAAATTAGGCGATTTAATTGTACGCGTAGGCGCTGACACGCGAGGGCTGAACAGCGCACTGGGCAACGTCAAGAAAAAGATGCGCCAAGACGCTGGCAATCTTAAAGAACTTGGACGAAATTTAAGTAGAAGTCTTACAGTTCCGCTTTTAGGAATGGGCGCTTTGGCTGTTAAGGCGGCCACGGACTTTGAATTTAGCATGGCCAAAGTACAGGCCGTTTCTAAGTTCACGGGTGAGGAAATGGAGGTGATGGAAAACCAAGCCAAAGAGTTGGGCGCAACTACATCACGGAGCGCGTCTGAAGTAGCCGAGTTGCAACTTGAATTGGCAAAGCTTGGAAGGACTAGCACGGAGATTGAGCAAATGACGGAGAGCGTGCTTTCTTTGTCGGTTGCCTTTGATACAGAACTAGGAGAAACGGCGCGCGTTGTCGGTGCTACGCTTAACCAGTTCGGACTTGACGCAAGCGAAAGCGGACGGATTGCGGATAACATGGCCACGCTATTCGGTAGCAGCGCACTAGACCTTGAAAAGTTTGACACGGCAATGCGCACGGTTGGCCCAACTGCAAACGCCATGGGCTTGAGTGTTGAGGAAGCAGGGGCGGCCTTGGGTATTTTGGTCAACGCAGGCGTGGACGCATCCACAGCAGGAACAGCCTTAACCAAGTCGCTGACCACCTTGGCCAAGGAGGGCATGACCGGAACGGAGGCGATTGAAGCGCTGACAAGTGGCAACCTGAGCGTTGCACAAGCCTTTGAAGTCTTCGGCGACCGAGCCGGTAAAATTATTCCGATCCTTCAGGGAACGACAGGGGCGTTTGAAGACCTTACACAAAAACAAATTGAAGGCACGGGCGCAGCTTTAGAAGCGCGAAAGATATTGGAGGACACGGCAATGGGTGGATTTGACCGTATGAAAAGTTCGGTTGAGGCGTTGGGTATTGCTTTTGGTGAAGTTTTGTTGCCTGTATTTAATGCCATTACAAAAGTCGTCGCGGCGCTTGCTATTCAGTTGAGTACAATGAGCAAGACCAGTAAGACGTTTGCAATAATCGTTGGCACTATTGTTTCTGCCATTGGGCCTTTGCTTTACATCATGCCTTCGTTGGTTATTCAATTGAGATCAGCAAAAACGGCCGTGCTTGGGTTAAATGCTGCAATGCTCACAAATCCATACGTACTTGCGACGGCCGCCATTGTCGGTTTGGTCGCTGCTGCGGTGGCGCTTGCAAACCACACAGGAACGGCAGCGGATGAAGTGCGGGATTTACGTGGGGAGTTGGCCGGCTTAGAATCGGACAAAGCCAAGCGTGAAGCATCTGAAAAACAGGTAGAAGCAGCAACCGCAGCATACGAGGAACAAAAGAAAGTTGTAGAAGGCATTCGCGCGATGATGCGCGTGGGAGATGCGATGGACCAAAAGATGCATGCGCGCACATTGGTACGGCAGCAGGAAAGTTTGAAGATAAAAGAGCAGGTTCGCGACGGTGTCAAAAAAGAGCATGAAGCGCTTTTGCAGACCCAGCAAATGAGCGTTCTATTTGCCAAGCTTGAAGCCACGAAAGTCAAGCCGGCAATTGAAGAAGTCAATGAAGCGGTAGTGTTGCAAGGTGAAACCTTGGGCATGCTCATTAACCGACTAGAAGAAACGCAGGTAGCAGCAACAAAGGCAGCCGACCCAAAAGCCTTGGGCGCTTTGATAAATATGTTGGAAGAAACGCAGGTAGCCGCGTTTAATGCCGGCGATGCAATGGCTGACGTAGGCGCAGAGAGTTTAACCGTTATGGAGGCTTTACAGTCGTCTGCGGATGCGTTTGGCGCAATCATTGGGAAAGCGTTTGGCTCTATGATTTCCGGCGCTAAGTCAGGAAAGGAAGCGATGAAAGACATGGCAAAAAGCGTGATTATGGCGGCGCTTGCTGCGTCACAGGCGCAAATAATACAGGCCGCAATTGGAGCAGGTAAAGACCTTGGCCCGGGGGCGTTGATTGCTATTCCTGCATTTATTGGCGCGGGCATTGCTTTGGTTGGTAGCTTGTTCAATGACATTCCAGCCTTTAAAGATGGCGGAATTGTCAGCGGGCCAACGTTGGGGCTTGTGGGTGAATATCCGGGTGCAAGCACCAACCCGGAGGTAATCGCGCCGCTGGATAAATTGCGATCCATGATGGGGGGGCAAAACGTAGTTGTTACCGGGAAGATTTCCGGGCGCGATATCTTGTTAACGAGCGAACGAAATGCAATAGACCGAAACCGAGTTAGAGGCTTCTAAGATGGCAAATCCAATCAGACTATTTGCGGAATTCAAGGACGACCTTGGAAATGATTACCGGCTAAACATCCATCAAGCCGGTTGGCAGGTAACGCCGTTTGAATTTAACCTCGGCGCGGACGGTTTCACGTTAAGGTATACCGGTGACAATGAAAACCGAATGCAGGGTATAATAGGCAGTGAGGTGACGTTCACGCTGATGGAGAACGCCGCGCAGCACACCAGCTTTTTGGTGGCGCTTGCTACTTCACACGATGCAGATTTTCAGATCAGCATCTACAAAGACCCGGACAGTACCAACGTTTTATTTTGGACGGGTGTGCTACTATCTGAACAGATTGAATTACAAGATGAAGCATACCCAATAGTCAACACGCTCACGGCAGCGGACGAACTTGGCAACCTTCAAAACATACTGTACAACAACGACGGCAACCCGTACACGGGCCGCGTAACTCTCGTAGAGCATTTGCACAATTGTATTGCAAAAACGCGCGCGCTTCATGTGTATGACAGCACCGACTTCATTATACAATACGCGAACGACTTTTTTCCAACCACAAGTTTTGTAAGCACCAACGCGCTCGAAGAATCATTTGTAAATCATAGCGCCTTTTACAACGTTGACGAAGATGGATTGATACAATACCTTGACACATTTACAGTACTTGAAAACATTGCCACGACTTTCAACGCGCGTATTTTTTACGCCAACGGTATTTTCAACTTTGTGCCAATTGGATCAGTTGCGGACGACTCAACTTTGACGCTTCACAAAATAACGAAGTCCGGTTTGTTGGCCGGCATTACGTTCACAAGTGACACTGAAAAAGTCAGCGGCACGGACTTCGTAAAACTTGCGGGCAATACGTCTGCATTTTTACCACCGTTACGAAAGGTTGAAAGAACTTGGCAAATCAACGCGAATTTACCGGTAGCGTATGGCCTACAATACCTGCAACCAGTAGGAACGCAGGACGTAATTGGGACGGAAATAACCGACAACGATTTGAATTATAGCCAAGGCACGACCTTGCGGTTAAAGATTCAATATGAACACGTTGCGGCGGGTGGATATTCACCACCTTTTTTCGGTTATGAAGTTGGCCGTTTAGTTCTTAGGGCACAAATAAAAGTCGGCGGCCTTTATTACAAAAATGACATTTCTTTCACGCTTGAAGAATGGGTATACGGCACATATGTCGACACTGAATATATCCAAAGCATGAACATAACCGATGCGGCGTGGAGTTCTTCACAGGGTTATTTTTATTTGCCAATTACTGCGGGAGAAAGTTTTATAAATCGTGAAACGGGTGCTTTGATTGATTATCAAGGATTGTATAATGGAAGTCTTTGTACAGTAGCGCCGAACGGGCAGCCCCTTGTCATTGATTTGCCGGATTTACCGTCACAGGAAAGTGATATTTCATGCATTGCAACCGTGGCGGGCTATGATTTAAACGGCGCGCCAATTACAGATTTGACAAACGCAGGCAACTACGGAAAGCTAGGCATTGCGTTTTTTGCTATGACAGGCAACGCAACCAACGGTGACGAATTAGTTTACAACGCTAACACCGGCAACAATGGCCGCGAGGAACTTCAGCAGCCTAATGTCTATTTTGGTTCAAGCGATTTTAACACAGATAAAAATATATTTGAGTCGTCCGCTGGGGTTGCCGTGATTAACGAATGGGGAAGCCTAGCCAACCCAACGGCAGATTCAGCGATACATTCAATTGGAGTCGAGGAAGTATTAGCAGGCCAAAACGACAGCACACCGATCAAACGCGGCGGCTTCTTCCAAACTTTCCTAAGTCCATTTAATGTCTTAGATTTTGGAGGCGATAAATATTTACCCTTCGAAACAAGCTATACAGCACGCAGCCTTGAGGGTGATTTTGAAGCCTTTGAATTGATTTCAAATAATGCGGATATAGTAACGCCGGAGCCCGAAGTAATTGATACGCACGAACCGCAGGACGACAGCGAACCGGTTTATGAATTACGCAATATTGTTGCACCGGAAACGTTGCCCGTAAATCCAAACATTTTGCGGCGAATGATTCAGCAACCCGTTACAGCGATTGCTAACAGGAACGCAGCCGTTTACAACGTAACAGATACGGATTATATGATGTTCAATACTTGGACGGGGGCCAATGGTTCTTCACTTATTTATTTACCTACTGTAACAGGCAACGAAGGCCGCACGATGCAATTTCACAGCGACTCAACATTAGCCGCTAACAAGTACGCGCAGCTAAGGCCGTTCGCAACAGATACCGGCGTAACAATCGACGGCGCAGCGTCTTATGATTTCGACCGCGCTTACGACGGCATCACTATCTTGTGCCACGGAGGACAATGGTATATAATCCAGAAAAAAGAGAAGTGATGAACTGGGAAATATGGGCGGCACTTTTGCCGGTAATTGCGGGAATTGTAGGCGTTTGGGTGAACCTCAACAGCACGGTGGCCCGTTTAAAAAGCAGGGTTATGCAGTTGGAAATAACACAGGACGAATTCAAGCAAATCGCAAAAGAGTTACTTGTCAGTATTCACAAGATTGAAATTATGTTGGCCAAAATGGAAAAAGAATAATGGCCTGGCTGATCCTTATAACCGTTGGCGCGAACATCGTATACAAGGCGCACCATTACGGCCGCGCTGATGTCGCGGATCTGCTCATTGGAATAATGGCTACCTTTATAATCTATGAAGCACTATAATTATAGCGAATTCGATTGTAAGTGTAGAACGTGCAAACGCAACGGCGAAACGCGGGGCGAAGACATGATGGACGACGATTTTTTGCAGATGCTTGACCATGCGCGGGAA